GTCAGGTCTGGAGGCCCCAAGAAGGGGGGCGGGGGTGCCGGTCGGCTCTCTCTGGGCCTTCGAGGCCTTCTGGGGCCTCTGAGGGCCTTCTGGGGGCTTCTGCGTGGCTCTGCGCTTGCGGTCTGCGTCTGCCATGCCGGCTCGGCGTAGTGCTGCTGCGTGTCCTCGCTTCGTGTTCCCGTAGGTGGCGCCTCGGCTGCTGTTACAGGGCCGGCACGCTGGGACGAGGTTCTCCAGGGTGTGTGGTGAGCCGGGGAGCTGTTCGTCGTTCCAGCGGTCGAGCTCGACGACGTGGTCGACGGTGGTCGCCGGCCGGCCGCAGTAGACGCAGTCGGGGGAGGAGGCGAGGATCGCCTTCCGGTTCTTGACGTACTGGGCGTCGCTCCTGGTGAACTTCAACGCCTCCTCCTGAGTCGAGTGTGACAGATACAGCGTTCGAGCGTGAGGCCGGCGTTCCCGGTCTTCGGTTCCCATCCTGTGCCTCGGCATAGTCCACAGATCGGGTCGTTCTCAGGGTCGCTCGCGTAAGTATCTGTACAACTCTCTTGTAAGTACTTAGTAGTAGGTACTTCTATTAGCGCCTGATTTACCGACGCCGGTTCATCCGTCCTCGGTGGTGGATAAGTCTCCGCGTTATCCCCAGGATTATCCCGAGGGTCGTCGGTGATGATCGACTCGGTCCTCCAGCGGCCGGCTTCGTCCTGGATGCGGTAGCGGCGGAGATAGCCGGCGGCTTCGAGCTCGGCGAGGGCGGATCTGACGGCGTCCCGGCCTTCCTTCGGGGACTCTGCGGCGAGCCGGTTCGAGTTGGTCTGCCAGTCCTCGGGCATAGACAGGAGGTAGGCCAGGAGGCCTCTGGCGCGGAAGGAGAGCTCCCGTTCGCGGGCGATGCGGTTAGGGATGATGACGAACCGGTCGGGCTTCGGGCCGCGGCGGATCATCGGACCCGCTCCTGGAGTCGAGCCTCGATGTCGGGCCAGTCCTTCGGGCGCCAGATGTAGCACTCGACGTCGCACGCTTCAAGGTCGTTGAGCCACATTCTCTGGCCGGGTGACACTCGACCGGTGTCGGTCTTAAGCTCGGCCACGATGAAGCCACGCTTCGGATGGCACAGGACGAGGTCCGGCCAGCCGGGGTCGCCCTGGGCGTGCGTCGCCCATCGGCCGGCGAGCTGCGCCCGCTTCGGGTGGAAGAGGCGCCAGCCGAGGAACTTCGCCAGCGTCACGACCTTGTCTTGGAACTCGGCTTCGGTCACGGCTTCGGCATCTCCTGTAGCTCGTCGATCTTGCGTCGGCACTCGTCGAAGTCGGCCGCACAGCGCGCCACGTCCTGAGCTGTGAGCGGGTTCCCTCGCTCCCGGTTCAGACGTTCGAGGAAGCCGAGCATCTTCTCCGTCGGCTCCTTACGGCGCCCTGACGGCTTCAAGGCCGGTTCTGGGTCCTCCGGTGGCGGAGGCGGGTCCGGCGGCGCTTGTGCGGCCATCTGGGCGGCTCTCTGAGCCATCGAGCCGACCTTCTTCGTCGGCCCTGTGCGCTCGATGACGAGGTCGGGGTCCTCGGTGCGGGCGCGAATCTCGTCGACGGATGCAATCCCTCGGTCGATTCCGAATCCCATGTAGCCGAGCGCGCGGCCGAGCGCCGAGGTGAAGGCCACCATGCATTCGCTGTCCCGCTGGAAGGCAGAGCGGCCCGGCCACGGCTCCCAGACGGTGCCGATCGTCGGCCGAGGGTCGTCGAAGGTGCGGTAGACCTCGACGGCGGCTCGGATGAACAGCTTGTCGCCGATGTCGACGACGCGTTCTTCGAGCTCGACGACGCGGAGGTCGGGGTACTTGTCGAGCGCCTGGCGGAGCCGCTCGTTCACGGGGACGTAGCCGTCGAGGTTCACAGCGTGACCTCCTCGTGGCCGGCGGTCTTGCGGAGCTCGTAGACGTTCCCGTCCGCGGTGTGGATCGTGAGCGGCCGGCGGACGCCGTGGCTCGGATGCTCCTCGAATGCGTCGAGGCGCTTGTAGGTGGCCTCGATGACGTTCAGGATCTCGCTCAGACAGTCTTCGAGGATGCGGACCTCCAGGACTGCGGCGGTCGGGCTGTTGATGTTGGGGCTGCTCATGTCATTCCTCTCCAGGGAGTGTTAGGTGGTTCTGGCAGATGCGGAGGCCGTCGTCGTGCCGGCGACAGTCTGGGCAGGGGTGGCGCCACGCTTCCAGTACGGGCGTCATCCCGTAGATGTCGACCTGGGCGCCTCGGACGTGGCCGGCGAGGACGTAGAGCGTGATTCCTCGGCGGGCGAGGACCTCGGCCTCCTCGACGTCCTTCTGGGTGATCTTCGGGCCGGCGTCGGGTCGGAGGACATGACGGCATTCGAGCCAGTCGGCGACGTCGGGCGTGTGCCGGTAACGCTTGTTGCGGTCGAGGGCGCCGCCGTGGCCGTGCCAGTAGATGCCGAGCATCTTCGCGGCCGCGAGCTCGACGAGGGCGCCGTTCACATTCGCCGTCTCGACGTCGTCGAGGAGGTCGGCCCGTTGGCTCCAGGCGACGGCGTAGTCGGGCCGGTGGCCGTTCTGCTGGAAGCGGAGCGCCCGTTCGAGGCCGAGCAGGCGCGCCCGCTCGTACTCGTACGGTTCGAGGCTTACTGTCCGCATGTGCGCTCTCCTGACATGTGCCACGGCTGGCACCATCCCCAGCCGGCCTCGTCGGCGATCTCAGCGATCTGGAGGCCGAGCCAGAGGTTCACGGTCGGGATGAGGAGGTCGTCGCGGGTGAAGCCGAAGCTCTCGATGTAGTCGCCCCACGTCGACCAGTTGATCTGGAGCAGGCCCCAGTCGCCGGTCGATGAGCGGACGTCGGCCTGGCATCGGGACTCGTCCCAGATGATGTCGTCGAGGACGTCGAGGCGATGCTCGGGCCAGCCGGCGGAGAGGGCCGTCGCCCACCACTCGCCACAGCGCCCAGACCCCTCAGAATAGGCGCTCGGTGTGACGGTCGTGGTGGGCGGGGCCGTCGTCGCGGGGGATGTTGCCGCGACGTGGACTGTCGTCGTCGAGCTGCTCGACGTCGAGGTGGTCGCCGGCCGGTAGACGGTGGTCGGCGGGATGGCGTCGGGGATCTCCCACTCCTGGGGGACGTCGGCGGCGGCGACGCCGGCCCAGACGGCGATCGACAGGATCGCGAGGGCCTTCATGAAGAGACTCGCGTTCCGTCGTTGTCTCGGATCGCTCGGCGGCCGGTGTCGACGAGGTCCCAGATGAGCCAGCGGGCGGCCATGTCGTCGATGCCGGCCCGGCGGAGTGTCCGGTAGTGCCGGCGCAGAGTCTTGGCGTCGAGGTGGGTCAGAGGTCGGGTCGGGTCCCATTCGAACCTCACCTTCCATCCGTAGCGTCGGCGACTACCGGCGCAGGTGCTGAGATAGAGCTTCATCGGCTCCTCCTATGTTGGGGCTGTTGGGGCTGGGTGCGGATGATCCGCATCCGGTCCCGCACCATAGCGGAGCCGTGTGACAGTCGTGCGGATTAGCCGAACAGGGCGCCCCAAGTGCGGGGGCCGACGATCCCGTCGACGAACAGGCCGGCGTCGTCCTGGAACGCTCGGACGGCGGCGTCGGTGGCGTTCCCGAAGTCGCCGTCGACGACGAGCGGGCGGGTGCCGCTGCTGTTCTTGTATCCCTTGTCGGCGAGGGCCTGCTGGATCTGGCGCACCCTCGCGGTCGCCCTCGACCCGCGCTTCGTCTCGACGCCGGGGTAGGGGTTCCCGGCCGGCTCGGGGGCCGAGGTGGGAGCGCCGAGCGGGAATGTCGCCATGACATCGGCGATCCAGTCGGTGCGGTCTGCGTGGTCGGGGTCGAGCTCGATGTGAATCCAGTCGCCGCCGGGCGCGCCCTTGACCTGGCCGGGGCGCCAGTTCTTCCAGGCGTACCGGTCGCACTTCCAGCCGCGGCCGCCGGGGGACGGCTCGTAGTCGCCGAGGAACTCTAGGCCGATCGCTTCGGCGTTCTGGATCATCCAGTCGATGACGAGCTCTAGGTCGCCTCGGGAACAGCCGGGGCGGGCGGCGCTCATCTTGCGGCGGGAGATGTCGGCGGCTCGGCCGGTCGCGTGAACGGAGAGGACAGGCTTCCCGCGCATCTGGCGGACCCCATAGGTGCCATTGTTCCAGAGCTGGCCGTGCGAGGCGATCTGGATCGCGGCGACGAACGCTTCGGTCCCTTCCCGCTTGCCCTTCGCGATGCCGTCGCGGGTGCCGGTGTAGGGCCGGCTCACTTCGAGCTGTCCTTCGGCGCGATGATCGGCGACGAGGGCTGGCCGGAGCGGGCGGCGACGCCGTTCCCGATGCCGTAGCCGACGAACGCTGTAAGGACCGGGAGGCCGGCCTCGGAGGTGATTCGGCCGAGCGCCATGAGAAGCGTGACGGCGGCCATGCCGGCGATGATGATCGCGGCCTTGCCGGGGTTCGCCAGGGTGACGGGGACGTTCATGGTTCTCCTATTCTGAGATTCCCCAGGCGCCGATTAGAAGGATGACGCCAAGGACGAAGATGAGGGCGGCGGTCCGAATCATTCGTCGTCGTCCTCGGGGTCGGGTAGTGGTGCCGATTCGAGACGGTTCCCTTCACCGGGGTCGTAGTCGCTCTGACCGTCCCAGACGATGTAGTTCAGGACGTGTCCGGCTTCGTTGATGACTGCGTATCTCATGCGTACAAGTCCAAGATCACGATCCCATTCGCTCCGGTTCCGCCGTTGCGGTTGATCGACGCTCCAGATCCGAGGCCGCCGCCGCCACCGGCCCCGTAACCGAGGCCGTTGTCTCCCACTTGTGGCGCACTATTGCTATTCGTTCCGCCGTTACCGAGAGGTGTTGATCCTCCGAAGCCTGGCCAGCCGTAGCCGCCGGCGTTCGTGATCCCGTAGTGACCCCTATTGCCGCCGATGCCGACGTACGAGCCGCTCGCGGTCACCGCGCCTCCCTGACCTCCGCTCACGACGCGAGACGTGGAGTCAATGGACCCTAGTCCTCCATCGCCACCGCTACAGCTAATGAGAGATCCGAATGATGACGTCCCGCCGGCGATCCCGTCGATTCCGCTTCCGCCGCCGCCAATGCCGGCGCCGCCAGCGCCTATCGTGACTGTCTCCGACGCGCCCAGGGCGGACGCGGCGAGCCATTGCTCGCAATAAGCGCCAGATCCTCCTCCCGCGCCAGCCGATAGCGCCGTCTGGCCTCGACCTCCGCCACCGCCGGCGGCGACGACGACGATCCGCACGACTGACAGATACGGGTAGCTCGCCTTCGTGAATGTTCCCGAGCTTGTGAAGTAGACGCGCTCGACGAAGGAGTACCCCTTCCCGATCGAGGCGTCGATCGCGTCGGCGAGGTTCTCGATCGCGGTCGCGCCGTCCGCGACGAAGTCGGAGCTCTCCGGGTAAGGCCAGGATCGGTTCGAGGTGGTTCCCATAGTTCTCCTAGAGCTCGACGAGACGCGAGCCGGTCCATGTCAGGGTAGCCGGCACTTGCGCCCAGGTGCGGGTAGGGGTCACTTGCTCCCATGTCTGAGCGCCACGGGAGAAGCCGGCGGTCGAGATGTAGAGCTGCGCTTGGATGTCGTGGCGAGCGAGCTCGAACGTGATTCCCTCGACGAAGAAGCGGGTCGGGGCGCCCGTGAAGATCTCGGGAACTTGGATGAAGGCGTCAGGATTCAGGTCGTCGAGGACGGCGAACAGGCGGGCCGCCGACATCGTGCCGAGAAGAAGTGTGAGCTGTTCGATTATCCAGCCGTTGACGTAGTAGCGGTCGAGCTTGTCGTTCGCGAGGGCTTCGGCGTCGTTCTCGTATCGGATGCGGGTCGCGATCTGGAGCTCGTTAAGGCCGTAGGTGGCGATGGAGCCGGCGTTGTCTTCGACCCAGAAGCCGTCGGGGAAGTCGGTCGAGTCTTCGGTGCCGAACACCGTGACGCGGTTGACGAAGTCTTCCATGCGGCGGGAGAAGTTCCAGCGGTCGAGGATCTCGTCGCCGGTAAATGTCAGATCTGGGGTGAGCTGTGACCGGTTGGCGACTGTGCGGTTGATGACGTGCGGGCCGGTCGTGAAGCCGACGACGGTCGGTCCCCAGGGCATCGACTGGGTAAGGTAGCCGCCGACCTCGGAGGAGGCGACCTCGCGCATGATTCCGAGGAGGTTCTCGGTCTCGAACGGCTCGACCTTCACGTCGGTCGTTCCCTGGGTGCCGCCGAGGCGGGGATCTTGGGACCCGAGCGCGTACAGAGTAGAGAGGGCGTTAGCGACGGTGTCGGTGATCTGTGAGGCGAGCGTGACGGTCTGCCGCCCGATCTCGGAGAGCGCCCGATTCACGGCGATAACGGAGAGGGACGTGTCGACTACCTCGACGTCGGTCACCGCGCCGTCGAACAGGCAGAGAGGCGTCCCGCTGTAGCCGTTGACGATGATCCACACCTGAATGCGGCGGCCGATCACGAAGTCGTCGACATCCAGGGCGCCGGGCTTGTCCCAGATGAAGCCGAGCGACGCGTTTGACGGGGGGACGTCCTCGTCGATCGAGCGGCGCCCGTGGTTCACGATGACCTCGTTCAGGGTCCAATCCTGAACCTCGGTCCCGCCGGCGATGCTCCCGTCGGTCGAGTCGACGACGATCTTCAGGGTGTAGCTCATACGACGGCGAGCCGTCCGAGGCGGCGCTTGTCTTGTTCGAGGATCTGACGGATCTGGCGGGCCGTGGAGACCGGGTCGACGGCGCCGTTCACGGTGACGTTGATGGTGGTTCCCCCGATCTTGCCGATCCGGGACAGCGGGATGACGGCCTCGGATTCTCCGCCCTCGCCAATCATCGCGAACGTCGGCTTCGTGACGATGCCGCCCTTCGCCAGACGGACCGGTCCGCCGCCGCCACCTCCGCCGCCGGGGGCGCCACCGATCGGAATGTTCGGGACGTCGGGCTTGTCGCCGAATCCGAGCGCCCAGTTCAGGAGCCGCTCGGGCCAGTTCAGCGGGTTGAGCTTCTGCGCCCAGTCGAACAGAAGGCCGACGATGCCGTAGTCGCCGGTGGTGAGGCCCTCGACGAAGTCCTTCGCGAGGCGTTGGCCGGCGGCCTTAAAGCCGCCGGCGAGGGCGTCGACGATGGCGTTCTGGATGCCGAGCGCGTACTTCGTGAGGCCGGGGATGAACTCGTCGCGGAGGGCGATCGCGAGGTTCTCGATCGCGGTCTTTGCCGCCGACGTTGTCTCCTTGTCGGCGTCGTCGCCGGTGAGCCAGTCGAACAGCGTGTTAACGAGCTCGCCGGTCTTCTCGCCGAGGAGCGGGCCGGCGTCTTCGGCGAACCAGGTTCCGAGAGTGTCGAGCCAGTCGCCGGCGGCGGAGATGGCGTCGGCGGCGTCGGTGCCGATCCAGTCGAACAGGGCGGTCGCCCATTCGCCGGTCTTCTCGGTGATCTTCGGCCAGGCGGTGTCGGTGATCCACGTTCCGACGGGGCCGAGCCATTCTTCGAGCTTGTCGAGCGTATCGCTCGCGGTGGTCTGAACCCAGTTCCAGAGCGCTTCGGCCCAGATCGGCACGTTGTCCCGCAGATACGGCCAGGCGACGTCGATGATCCAGCCGCCGATCGAGGCGAGCCATTCGCCGAGCTTCTTCAGTGTGTCGAAGCCGTCGGTCTGAATCCAGTTCCACAGGGCTTCGGCCCAGATCGGCACCTTCTCCTTCAGATAAGGCCAGGCGGTGTCGGTGATCCACGTTCCGATAGCGGAGAGCCACTTCCCGAGGCGCTTCAGGGCGGGGCCGGCGTTCTCGGCGATCCAGCCGATGAGGGAGCCGGCGAGGCCGAGCGCCCATTCGCCGATCTTCGGGCCGTTCTCCTTCAGCCATTCCCAAGTCAGGCGGAGGACGCCGAGGAGGCCTTCTTCGGCGAATGTCGAGGCGAGCTTCTCGACGGCGGGGACGACGGTGTCGCCGAGGAAGCCGGCGAACTTCAGGGCGACCGGGAGGAGCGCGGTTCCGAGGGTGGTCTGGACGTTGGCGAGGCGGGCGGAGAGGATGCGGCTCTGGTTCGAGAGTCCCGAGCTTGTGCGTGCGAAGTCGCCCTGGGCGTCTGCGGTCTGTTTGTAGATGGCGGACTCGGCGGCGAGGATCTTCTGCTGCTGGGTGAGGGCGCCGTTCCCTGAGTAGATGCCAAGCTCTAGGGCTTCTTGCTTCAGTGTGGCGTCATCGAGGAGCACGCCGAAGCGGCGAAGGGGTTCTGATTCGCCGCGGAGCGCCGCCCCGATGGCCTCTATCGCGGCTTCGGGCGTCTCGTTCCGGAAGCTGGCCAGATCTGAAGACAAGCCGAGGAGGCCGGTCGTGAAGTCCGAGAGGTCGTCGCCCGCCAGGCCGGCGGCCTTGCCGAACGTGCCGAAGACGAGGGCGCCGTCGAGGGCGGCTTGCTTCGACTGGCCGAACGCTTCGGCGGCCCCGTCGGCGAAGTCTAGGACGGCGGCGGAGGCGTCGCCGAAGATCTGCTCGGTCGCCGATACCGCTTCGCCGAGGTCGGCGGCGGCTTGGATGGCCTTCACGGATGCGAAGCCGACGGCGGTCCCGATGGCGGCCGCTGCGGTGGCCACGTTGCGGAGGCCGGCGCCGACCGATCGGCCGAACCGGGAGAAGGCGCCCTCGGCCTGGCGTATCCCTCTGTTGTCGAACGTCGAGACGATCGGGGCGACGATGGCCATCAGTTCCTCCTCTCTAGCTCTCTGCTCACGATCTTCTCATAGCGGCGGAGACTGGCGGTGATCCCCTTCTCGATCGTCTTCGCGTTCTTCTCGACGTGCGGCCAGATGAACCGGTCGGTCGCGCCGTGCTTCGCCCTCAGAGCTCGCACCATCGCTGCGCCCTGGGCGGTCGTCGACTTCTCAGCGGTCGAGGCGATCATGAGGGCGAGATGCTTCGAGCGGACCCGCAGGATCGGCCAGGCGTCGCCACGCTTCACAGTGAACCGCCGGCCCGACGCCGTCTCGAACGTCCCGGTCCTCGGCGGCGTCCCTTTAAACTGGAGGGTCGTCTTGTAGCGGGCCGAGCTCGGCCGGTAACCGGTACGTCCTCGACGTCCCCATCCCGACAGCATCTGGGCCGGCATCCCGGCTTTGATCTCGGCGAGCATCGGCTGGGCGTACGACTTGATCTCGTTCGGGACTCGACGACGGAGTTCGGGATCGACCTTCTTTAGGGCGCGAAGAGTCGACGGGATGTTCTGAACCTTCTTTGTGCCGATTCCGATCGCCATTAGCGTCCCGTGTCCTTCTGCCAGTCGATGAGGATCTGGCGGATCGTGGCCAGCATCGAGTAGTCCTGGTCGAGGAGGTCGGTCGGGGAGATCCCGGTCGCCGCGGCGACCTCGGCGACTAGATAGCCGAGGGAGCCGCGGTCGTAGGGTCCGCCGGCGTGGTGACTTCTTCGACGTCTTCGAGGTCGTTCAGCCAGTCCTCGAACCTTGCGGGGACTACCTTCCCGGCACACTTGGTCGCCTCGTATGCGAGGCGCCAGATGTCGTGTGCCATGAAGTCTCCCTTAGAGAAGGTAAGGATCGACTTCTTCGTCGCCGTCTCGAATGCGTAGATGGCCTTCGGTCGTGCGATGACCTCGTAGGTCTCGTCGGTGCGGATGATTCGGAGCTTGATGTCCACGGTCGAGCTCGTCCTTAGGCCTTCGTGACGTCGCCGTCGACCTCGAACGTGAAGGACACTTCGAGCGCCGAGTCGGCGGGGCCGCCGGCGGTCGGGTAGTTCGGGATGATGTCACCGGTGAACGTGACCGAGTTGTCGGCGCCGAGCTCGAACGAGATCGGGGTGCCGGCGGCGGCGGCGGTCCACATGGCGTCGCAGAAGCTGCCGACCTCGCCCCAGTCTTGGAAGGCTCGGACGTTGAGCTGCCACGTCGTCGGCTGGGCGACAGCCGTGGTGTCGGTCAGGGTGATGTACTGGTCGACGGTCTGGTTCGGGACGAGGGTGACCTCGGCCACTTGGGCGGAATAGGCGACGCTGTTGACCTCGACGGTCAGAGTGCGGCCGGTCTGGATGACTGCCATGTCATGTACTCCTTCGGTATGTGACGGTTGCTGTGAGCTGGTAGCTCGGGAGGTCTTGGGCGCCCGTACTGTAGACCGACGGGTTCGCGGTCATCGTGGAGGCCGAGCCGAGGTTCTCGAAGATCGTGTCGAGCTGGGCGAGGGTGGCCTTCAGGGCGCGCCAGTCGCCAGGGGGGGCGGCGACGAGGTGGATCGGGTAGTCGGCCTCGACGATCGTCTTCGAGATCGACCGGTAGGTAGGCGGGTCGATGAGAATCCCGCCGGGGCGGAGCTGGTGGACGTCGGTGAACACTCGGAGGCCGAGGCCTTCGAGCTCAGAGATGAGCGCCTCGTACTCGTCGACGAGCATCAGCCGATCCTTGCCCGGTTGATTCCGAGGAGCCGCATGATCTGCGCCATCTGTCCGACCGGGGCCGGTGTCGGCATCGCCTCGAAGCTTTGGAAGCCGTCGAGCGTGCCCTTCTGGAGGAACAGGCTCGACGCGTACTGGATCACGCCGAGGCGGGCCGAGGCGTTCGGGACGGCCGTCGGGTTGTCCCGGTAGCCGGCGGATTCACGGCGGCGGAACGCCCAGTCGTTCGCGGCGGCGACGCAGGTCCCGAGGAACGTGAGCTCGTCGGGGTCTGTGATCTCGCCGAGGTACTCCTGGGCGTCGTCCTCGTCGATCCATGTCACTTCGGCCACCATCTGGGCGCCGACCGGGGTGATCTCGGCGACGTCTTGGCCTCCGGTCGAATAGGTGACGGTGTCGGTGACCAGGTCGACGGTGTCGAGCTGGTGGTGGCCGTCGATGTGGACGTTGCCGACGCCGAAGACGTAGACGTGCTCCCCGATGACGAAGCCGGTCGCGTCGTCGAGGACGACGGTCGCGACTCCATCAGTCACGGAGGCGGTGGTGATGTTCGCCATCGGGGAGCAGTCCTACCTAAGCCGGGGGGAGGCTCAGAGGGCGAGACAGCCGTTCGAGATGTCGTAGTTCGCCGCAGCGACGTAGCCGCGGAACGCGAGACGGGTCGACAGCGTCGCGGGCTGCTCGACGCGCAGGGCGCCACGCAGGTCCTCGAAGATGTTCAGGCACGAGGCCGACAACATCAGAGCCTTCCGGTCGCCGGGCGTGAGGCCGAAGTCGTCGGAGACGATCAGCTGGAGGCCGAGCGGGTTCCCGGTGAGAGCTCCGACGCCGTTCAGGGTGCCGGCGGCGTTCGAGGGTCCCAGGTACGGGAAGATGCGGTTCCCGCCGCTGTCCTTCGCGGCGCCGAGCTTCGCCCAGACCTCCGAGCGCACGATGAGGTGCGTCGGCATCCGGCCGAAGTTCTCCTTGATCTCGGCGGCCGCGAGGTAGAGGTCCTCGATGACCTCGTCGCCATCGGTCCAGTCGGTGACGGTGCCGGTCGCGAGGGAGGCGCCCGAATAGAGGATCGTGTCGCCGACCCACTGCTCGGTCTTCTCGGCGTACACCTTCGCCATGTCCTCGACGATGAGCTGGACGATGTTCTCGTCGGCGAACAGGATCTCCTGCTCGGAGACATCCACGAAGCCGCCGAACGTGACCTTGTCGACGGTCACCTTCGACACCTGGTAGGCCTGGCTCGCGAGCGTGTCGTGCTCGGCGGCCTGGAGGCCGACGTTCGAGTGCTGCGTCACCTTGCGGGCGTAGAACGGGTCGCCGGCCGGCATGGCGCGGGGGCCGAGCGCCTGGAAGATCGGGCGCTCCGTGGTCATCGTGTCGAAGACCTCGCCGACGAGCGGGTTCGGGATGGCGCCCGGCACGTCGGAGGTGCCGCTGGTGGCGGCGTGGACCTTCGGGAGGTCGCCCTTCATGGCGGCGACGATCACGGCGCCGGCGGAGCGCTTCGGCTGCTCGGCGACCACGATCGGGGCGGTCTGGATCTGGGCCGGGGCCTCTGTGGCCTCGACGGGTGCGGATTCGGTCATGCTGTCCTCCTCGGACGGTTCTGGGGTTGGTTCTGGGCTGGGTTCGGGGGATGGGGCGATCTCTTCGTCGCTGGCGGCGACGTCGAGGACTCGGGCGGCGTCGAATGCGCCGAAGGGTACGAGGGAGAGCTCGCGCCACCGGCCCGACTCGACGACGAGGACGCCGCTCTCGTAGTGGAACTTCTCGACCTCGACGCCGACGCTCACAGCGTCGAGGACGCCGTCGGATGCCAGGACGAGGGCCTCGTCGCCGGCGGACGTCTCGGAGATGCGGGCCTCGAACAGCATCGCCTCATCGGTGGAGACTCGGGCGGTGACGATGCCGATCGGCTGGGAGAGGTCGTGGTCGCGGATGAGCTTCGGGGCCGGCCCGTCGGTCGGGAGGGAGCCGGCCAGGAATCTGACGGGTCCGGTACTGGCGTTCGCGTCGACGCCGTAGGGGACGGCGATCCCGGTCAGGGTGCGCCGGGGTGCTTCGTCGGCGGCGGCGACGTCGAGCTCGATCGGCTGGGCGAGTGTGATCTTCATCGGAGGTTCCCTCCTGCTTCGTTGATGATGGCGCGCGCTTCGTCCCGTGAGATGACGTCGTTCGCTACGCCGAGGTAGATCTTCTGGATGATCTCCGCGAGCTCGCGAGCTCGGGAGGCTTCAGGGGCCGTGTCGGTCGTCTCGTCGAAGATCGACCGGTCGAAGCGGACGATCTGGCCGGGCGGGAGTACCTGGTCGGAGGAGAGCGTCCCCTCGATGACGTTCATGATCGGGAGGGCGTCGCGGCGGAGCTGGCGGACCATCTCTTGGGCGTTATTGTAGGTCATTCCCGACGAGCCAGGGGCGCCGACGAGGAACGGCGAGATGTTGGCCACTCGGGCGAGCTCTAGCGCCTGGTGCTGGCGGGCCTCGACGAGCTGGAGCTTCGAGGCGTCCATCGTCGATTCGTGCCAGTCGATCTCGGAGGACAGGGCGGCTACTGCTCGGCCGTCGTCGCCGGCCCGCATCTCCAGCCAGGACTCGGCGATCTCGGTCAGCTCCTCGGACGAGAGCGGCTCGCCGCTGTTCACTTTGAGCCAGCCGAACGCAGTTGGGGAGGAGGCGAATCGCTGGGCGGCCTTCTCCAGGAGCTCGGCGGTGAGGATCGCTCGGGAGCCGGCGTCGAGGAGCGGAGCGTTCGGGCTGTAGAAGAGGACGAAGTCTTCGGTCGGGTAGGGGACGCCGTTCACGGTGATCTGGTCGATCCCGCCGATCGGGAAGTTGCCCTCGATGGCCGGCGTCTGGAGGTTGACGAGCTCCCAGGGCATCCACGACATCGAGGACGGGTAGCCGTTCGGGTAGCGGGCGTCGATGTGGAGGGCGCCTCGGCCGTAGAAGAGGAGGTCGTCGAACAGCCATGAGAGCGTATGGGTGAGCGTGGTTCGCCGGTCGGGGCGGAGCATCCACGGCTCGGGCGGGAGCGGAACGTCGACGAGCTCGGTCCCGTTCCACTCCTGGCGGTAGTGGAGGATCGGTGTCGAGGCGATGATCGAGGCGAGCAGATCCCGAGCTCGGGAGATGGTCGGAATCCGCATCGCCCGCTCTCGGCCCGCCCCAACGCTGGCCGAGAGCAGGGCGAGGGTCGCAGTCGAGACGGTCGCCGTGGTCGACGCTTCGACGCGCGAGGTCGGCTGCTTCTTCGAGGTGCGGAAGAGCGCCATGTGGCGGAGTCTGCCACAGCTCGCAGCGATTCTGGGGCATTCTCTGGAGAGAGAGCGCGGCGGTTCTAGCGCCTTCTGGCGCCTCCGATGGCCGGCTTCCCGTGGTACTTCGCCTTCGAGCAGAGCGCCACGGTCCAGACGAGACAGCGGGCGAGCTCGATCGGGCCGGGACTCTTCTCGGAGGAGAGGCCCATCCCGGCTTTGGACTGGTAGCCGACGGCTCGGCCGACGTGCTCGGAGAGGATCGTCTGGCCGTAGTGCGCGACCTTCCCTTCGCGGATCATGCCGCGGACGATGCCGGTCCAGCGGACGATCTCGCCGTGGCCGACGGTCGTCTTCCGACGTTCGAGCTCGGGCGGGGCGTGAATGTCGAGCGACGGTGTCACGGCGAGCGTGGCGCCGGCGGGGAGGATCTCGCGCACCTTCGCCCAGGCCTCCGTCTCGGAGTTGGTGACGAACGCGGTCGAGACGTGGACGACGCCGGCGGGGTCGGGGCCGCCGAGGAGGCCGACGAAGCGGGAGCCGTCGTGACTGGAGTCGACGGCGAGGACAGTCCAGGGCGGCGGGGTGCCGACGGTCGTGAGCTTCTCCCATTCGCCCGGTTCGAGCCAGGACTGATCGGACGCGACCCAGAGGTTCAGGCCGGCTCGTAGGAACGCGGTGTGATCGGGGCCGGCGGCCTCGTCTTCGAGGTCCTGAAGGGTGAGATGTCCGAAGCCGATCG